ATGACCCGCTCGGTGGACCCTGGCGATGCCATCGCCTTCGGTGCGCGTCTGCAGCTCGCCCGAAAAAGGGCCGGCTACAAGTCCGCGAGAGCTCTTGCCGCAGCCCTGGGCGTGAGCGACGGCAACATAAGAGCATACGAGGTGGGGCGGCAGGAGCCTACACGTCCGATACTCGTCGCGATGGCGCAGCTATGCGGCGTCAGTTTGGACTGGCTGGCGATCGGTGTTTCGCCAATGCCGCAGCCGGTTATTGATGAGCCTGTGCCGGCGATACCGGATGAAATCGTGCCCGAAACCGGCTTGGCGCTCGCCCATGCTCGCCAGCTCGGCATGCCAGATGGTTTCGGTATCATGCGCGCCTTGGTCCGGGCCGCAGCAAGCGTCCACGAATGGTGGAACGACAGCTCAATCGATTTAGGCGATGCGCCGTCTGAGCTCATTACGCTTTTCGGCGTGGCCGATATCGCCACAATCTGGCTGTTACGCCACGAGGACGGGCGCGAAAAAAACCATGAAGGCGACCGCCCATGACGCGGTGCAGCCGCCAACTCGTGACGTGGCAGGTCTGAATGGTCCAGATCGGGCGCCAGGATGATCTTCTAAACTGGCAGCCTCCGGCACCGGTCAAGCGCTTCGACGACGATAAGGTGCGCGCCGGCAGTGTCGCCGGCCGCGTATGCCGCGCCGTTTCGCTCTCGCTTAAAGAGAGCGGGGTTGACCGGTCGCTCATCGCCGAGCGCATGAGCGAATTCCTCGGCGAAGAAGTTTCGAAGAATATGCTCGATGCTTACTCGAGCCAGGCGCGCGAAGAGCACGTGATCAACGTGGTGCGTTTCATTGCGCTGATCCACGCCACGCGGGACCGCCGGCTGTTGGAAATGGTCGCCGAAATGTTCGGCTGGGCCGTGATCGAGCGCCGCTACCTCAAGCTGATCGAGCTGGCATCCCTGAACGAGCACCGTGACGAACTGCGGCAGCGCGCTGATGCAGCGCGGCGGCAGGCGAAGAGCGAAGGGCTCCTCTGAATGCTGACGAAGGAATGGTTTTCCGCGCTTGATTTGGCTCAGCTAAGTCTGCCTGGGCTGCCCACAACAAAGCGCGGCGTTACGAAGCGTGCAGAGGGTTCCGGGTGGCGTGAGGAAGACCATGAGGGGCGCTACTGGCGGCGCCGCGGTGCTGCAATCGAATATCACTACACGGTTCTACCATCAGAGGTGATGGCGGTGATTGTTCGGCGATTTGCAGCGCCGATTACAGCCCAGCCTGTGCCTGCACCGGTCATCGCACCGAGTATTGAGGCCTTCACGCGGTCTTCAAATACGAAACAATCAAAGGCAAAATTTAGACACGCCGCCCTCCAGACCTTTGAAAAACTGGCGCCCGTCTTGGGGCTCACAAAGGCACGGCAACAGGTTGCTGCAGAGTTTGGTGTTTCACCATCCACGGTCAGCAACTGGCGCATTTCGGTTGGTGGATTACCCGCCGAAACAGCCGTTGCGGCCCTAGTGCCAATGCACCGCGGGCGGGCAGTGCGGGCCTCATGCGATGAAAATGCGTGGCAGTTTTTGCTCGCGCTCTACCTGCGCCTCAATCGGCCAACCTTTCAAGCTTGCTTCAGGGAGCTTCGCTATAAAGCGAAAGCTGAGGGCTGGACGATACCTTCGCAGAGCTGCCTAGAGAGGCGCATCCAATCCGACGTGCCGGTGCCGGTGCGGGTGCTTATGCGTGATGGCCAAGACGCAATGAAGCGGCTCTTTCCGTATCAAGAGCGTGATCGCAGCATGTTCCATGCGCTCGAGGCGGTGAACGCGGACGGCCACAAATGGGATCTGAATGTGCGTTGGCCGGACGGGACAATCGGCCGTCCGATGATGATCGTTTTCCAGGATCTATATTCGAACCTGATCCTAAGCTGGCGGGTCTGCAAAAGCGAAAACAAGGAAATGGTGCGCCTGGCGTTTGGCGACCTGGTGAAGACCTACGGCATTCCCAAGCATTGCTGGCTGGATAACGGTCGCGCATTTGCCAGTAAGTGGCTCACCGGTGGCATCCAGAACCGGTTCCGCTTCAAAATACGAGAGGAAGAGCCGCACGGCATCCTTCCCTTGCTTGGAGTGGAAGTGCACTGGACGCTCCCCTACTCGGGCCAGAGCAAGCCGATCGAGCGCGCTTTTGGTGAATTTGCCGGTAATTACGCCAAGCATCCGAAATTTGCGGGTGCCGGAGTGGGCAATAGCCCCGTAAACAAGCCCGACAACTATGGCGAAACAGCGATTGATCTGGATGTCTTCCTAGAGGTCGCAGCGACCTGCATTGCCGAACACAACGCGCGCGAAGGCAGGAACACAAAGGTCTGCGGCGGCAAGCTGTCGTTTCAGCAGGCGTTCAACGCTTCCTACGCTACGGCAACCATCACCAAGGCGACGGAAGAGCACATGCAGCTGCTGCTGCTCGCTGCCGAAGGCGTGAAGCTGAGCCCCAAGGATGGCTCATTCAAGCTTCAGGATAATCGGTATTGGTGCGAAAAGCTGCTTGAGCATCGGGGTCAGCCGATTGTGGCTCGCTTCGATCCCGACGCGCTTCTCGAAGAAGTGCAGGTCTACACGATCGACGGAAAATTCATCGCCACCGCCGAGCTGCAGGGAATGGCTCGGTTCGATGACGCCACGGCGGCGCAAGATCATGCCCGCGCGCTGAACGCCTTCAGAAGGGCGACTAAGGATCAGGCGGCAGCGCTCGTGCGGATGACAGGGGCGGAAGCGGCGGCGCAGACGCGCACGATCGAGGTTCCTGACCGGCCCGAAACAAAGGTCGTGCGCATGTTCCGCGGTGCGAATGCGCTCGCGCCTTCCTATGCCGAGCGGCAGGCCCAGCAGGAAGACATCATGGATCAGTTCTTGCGGGTGAACGAAGGGCAGCGCGCGGCGCGAAGCCACCTTCACCTGGTGGAAGAGGCCGGCGACGACTGAGGGTCGCCGCCGGTTGGAGTTTGCAAGTCGTCTTCGCAGAAACAAAGACAAAGGGCACGTAGCATGAGTGACACGAATACCGAAACAGATTTTGATATCGCGCTCGAGGAGCAAGAGCAGCTCCGTGCCGATGTCCGACGCCTGGCCGAAAAGCGGAAAATCACGCTAACCAAGGTGGCCGACGAGGCCGGCATCAAATACGGCACGTTCAGCAGCTGGCTCGGCGGCACCTACGCGGGCAACAACGGCAAGGTGGCGGCCGAGGTCAATAAATGGGTGGTCGCTCAGTCCACACGCGACCGCGTGCTGGCACAGCGCATGAAATCCCCCGGCTTCGTCAATACGCCGACCGCCGCGCGCTTTATGGGCGTGCTGGACCATGCGCAATTCGCGACTGAATTCGTGCTGATTGGCGCCGCCGCCGGTGTGGGCAAAACGAGCGCGGTAGAACGCTACCGCGTCACGCATTCAAACGTCTGGCAGGTCACTGCAGAGCCGCTCTTCAAGAGCATCCACATGCTTATGGATGCGATCGCATCCACCATGGGTATCACCGAAAAATGGAGCGCGGGCACCGTTTCGCGCACGGTCCAGCGGCATATGCGGGGCAGCGAGGGCCTGCTGGTCATTGACGAGGTCCAGCATCTGCCAACGGCGAGCCTGGACCAGCTGCGCACCCTGCACGATCTGACCAGCGTGGGTGTGGCGCTGGTGGGCAATGAGAGCGTCTATTCGAAGCTGGAAGGGTTCGGCCGGCAGCCACAGTTCGCACAGCTCTTCCGGCGTATCGGGATGCGCATGTCCGTGCCCAAGCCGACGCCCGAAGATATCAGCAAGATGCTCGATGCCTGGAATATCGAAGGCCCCGAGCTCCGCCGGCCGCTGACGGCGATCGCGAGAAAGCCGGGTGCACTCGGCGTGATGGTGAAGACGCTGCGCCTGGCCTTCCTGCTCGGCGAAGGCACCGTGACGCCAGAAATGATCCACAAGGCCTACCAGCAGATCAGCAATACCCCGCTTTTAATCGAAGCCGCTTAGGAGGGACGTGTCATGTTCGATCTTTCCGATCGGCTTCTGCTGATCGTTGGCAACCTCGAGCCCTTTACGAAGACCGGCGGCACTGTGACCGCGCAGGAAATGCAATGGCTCACCGCGCAGCTGCAGGCCTGTGCCGATGCCGCCCGCGAATTGAAATTCAACGCTGCATGGGCGGAACGGCAGCTTAACGAGCTGGTGGAAGACGCGGCCGAACAGGCTCGCCTGCAGGCACCGCAGCGAGTGCTCCCGCGGCGCCGCCTTCGGGTGATCGAGGGTGGCCGTGCATAAGCGCGGGGAATGCCGGACCTGCAACGGTGCCGGCCTGATCAGAACCACGGAGACGGGCTTCGTGCCGGATATCTGCCCGCTGTGCGCCCGCAAGGCCCGCCAGGCGTGGGAGGCCCGGCAAGTCCGCAGTCTGGGCCAGCAAATCAACCGCACGGGCGCCGGTGCCCTGCCACAACAGCGAGAGGCTACCAATGGACGGTGATACCGCGGCTCCGGCCGTGCCCGACGATCTGATCATGCGAAGCGACGGCTCTTTCATTTCCCGCAGGATGCTGCGGCCGGATGTGCTGTTGCAGGACCAGGTGGTGCACCTGCTGTGCGACCGCGCCCAGGCTGTGCAGCAGCAGCTGCTGGCGTTCCGAGAGGCCGCATTCAGCGACGTGGACGAATTCCTCGGTGTGCTGACTGACAAGTACGGCGCCAAGCCGCGGCGGGGCAGCAACACCACTCTGGAGAGCATCGACGGGCTGTTCCGGGTGGAGATTTCCACCGGGCATTTCCTGACGCTCGGCCCCGAATTACAGGCCGCGAAATCGCTGATCGATGAGTGCCTGATCGAGTGGAGCGCGGGGGGCAACGATAATTTGCGCGCGCTGGTCAACGACGCCTTCGACGTGGGCACCGAGGGTAGTATTCGGGTGGATCGCATCCTGGCGCTGCGGCGCGTGGTGATCGAAGACGCGAAGTGGAAGCGCGCCATGGAGGCGATTTCCGACGCGGTGCGGGTGACCAGGAGCAAGCGGTATATCCGTTTCCACCAGCGGCCGAATGCGGACGCGAAATGGCAGCAAATCAGCCTCGATATCGCGAGGGTCGTATGAGCCGCCGCCCCGCGCCCGACCGCGATCAACGCGTGATGCGCGCCCGCGAGTTGGCCCAAGAAGGGCTGATTTACGAGGAAATCGCGGCTCGCATGGGCACGACGAAGAGCGCCGTCTGCGCGATCGCCAGGGTGCATCATTTCCCAAAACGCACGCGCGGCAGGCGGATCGGCTCGCCGGGAAAGGTGGTGCGGTCATGAGTGAGCACAAGGGCAAAACGCTATCGGCTGAGGAACAGCAGCAGAGATTGCGGGAGCAATACCAGGCCGGCGTGCGCATCGTGGGCCTGGTGAATGCCGTGGCACAGGGCAACGACGCCAAGGTGTGGATTGGCGGCCTGCTAATAGCGACGGCGCATTTGCTGAGAACATGGGCGGAGCCTGGCAGTGAGGCGGCGATGCTGATCTCGGGCTCAGATTATCTGACCAATACAGCGGCGCAATACGCGGTGGAGAAGCCACAATGATCGATGCGCCATTGCAGGACGACGACTGCGCGATCGTAGCAGAGTGGGGCAAGCCGCCTGATGCTTGGGACGTGTGCTTGGTCGACTGGGTCGGCGATTTCGGCATTTTACTCAAGCCAATTAGGAGCGGGCGCGTTTGTAATGCTGAGATGTATCGGCATGGTAGCGTGTTTTCCTTTGGCACACTGGCCGAGGTTAGGAGGCACCGCCGCAAATGCATTAGGATGTATCACGATCTGCGCAAGCGGGTCGCCGTGATCGAGGCCGGGCTTTCAGACGATCAAAAGACGGATGCGCTTATTGCAGAGACATCCGCTTACTTCGATAAATGCTACCGATATCAGGATGAATTTTGTCGCACACAAGCGTGCAGAGAACCCATGAGCGCCGCGCAGCGATCGCCGACCTGGGGCTTCCTGCCGGGATATTGGAAGCATGAGAGCACTGGTGTTCTTGCGCCGGCGGTGCATGCCTACCTTGGCGGCGACGCGCTGACGCCGGAACAGATTACGATCCTCCGTGCCTATTTCCGCCAATGGATTGCGGGGCTGGGTTTTTGGGGTCCGGACGTTGAACGATTGCGTCGCGATGTCGATGCGCTCACGTCGCGCACGGCGATCGAGGCCTGGATTGATCTGGCCGAGCAGGCTGGATGCGACCCGCTATGAGCGCGACAGCGGCCGATCCGCGGCGCGCGGTGCTGGCGAAGGTGCATATCGCCAAGAAGGAAATGCGCCTGGTCGACGCGGATTACCGCGCGATCCTGCTGCGGGTGACCGGCCAGAATAGCAGCGCGAAATGCAGCGAGCAGCAGCTCGTGCAGCTGCTGGAAGAATTCAAGCGGCTGGGCTGGAAGCCGAAGGGCGCCAGGCCGATCAGCCCGAACCCGCAGGTGCGCATGATCTACGCCATCTGGAAGGATATCCGTCCGCTATTGGACGGTGTGACGGGCAACGCCGAGCTGCGCGCGTTCGTGCGCCGGCAGACCAAAAACGCAATGCATCCGGACGGCGTAGACGCGCCCGAATTTCTCGATCCGGGACAGATCAGCCTGGTGATCGAGGGCCTGAAGGGTTGGCGCGCCAGGCTGCGCGCAAATCCGAAAAACACCCAAAAGAGGAGGCTTAGTTGAACGAGGCTGAGGTTGGGAAAATGCTGAAAAGCGCCGTCCGCGAGGCGGTGCGGCTCGGCAGCACGATGAAGCCGCATTTGGCCGCCGTTCCTGCTTTGGAATATGCCGAGCAGCTCGTGATGCCGACGGTTACGGCGGCGATCGAGCAGGCACGCGAGGAAGGCTATCAGGACGGCCGCGCCAGCCTGGCGCCGGTGGTGGCGGCGTGAGCCGACGCCACGCACGGTTCGGGCGGTATCTCGCCTCGATGCCGTCCGCGCTCTTCCTTTCCAGCATTCCCAAGCCCTGCGCCATGTTCATCGACGAGGGCATGCGCCTGGCCGAGAAGACCAGGCCCTATCTGACGAAAAGCGGTGCGCTAAATATCCGCCTGGTCTTCCGCAGCCGCGAGAACGACATTTCGCATGTGGTGAGCTTCACCCTAGCGGGGCCGGTTAATGACGCCCTGGCGGACGCGCTGCTCGATGCGCTGCCGCGTGGGTTTCGGATTACGCCGGCACGCGCGCCGGCGACGACCACCTAAAATGCGTCCAGCGCGCGCACCCGAACCGCCGCCAGAGGTGGCAGAACTGGTTGGCTGCATCGGTGTTGAAAACACCATGCGCCTGCTGGCTCTGCGTGGCGGCACGCGGCTGCACGTGCCCAAGACGGAGAATGTTCGGACCAGCTTCTTGACGGCGCACCTGGATGAGGTTTCCTTGATGCGGCTGGCAGGCAGTTTCGGCGGTACATTGATGCGACTTCCCCTGTGCCGCGAGTGGCGCGCGCGGGTTTTGATGGCAGAGGGCGGCCGTAGCCACCCGGAAATCGCCCTTATGGTCGGGGCGACAGAGAGTTTCGTGCAGCGGCTTGCCAGCAGCGACTGGACACCGATGGCGCGAAGCCACAAGGGCATGCGCCAGGTGCAGCCCGATATCGGCACGAAGCAACTCAATTTCGAACTGATTTAACGCTACCCCACTGCGGTGGGCATGCCGTCATGATCTGACGGCGGCATACGGTCGGGCTCAAGCCGAATTTACCAGCAAATATCTGCTGGGTTTCGCAGGAGCCCCTCAACCGATGAAATTCGAGAGATCTCTCTACGTCATTCTCGCATTCGCGATTTGCTTGGCGGTTTCGGCGTGCGCGCCGCAAGCCACCGCACCCGTTACCAGCGGGCCGACAACGCAGGTGCCGCCTGCATCGGTGGCGGCACCCGCCTGGCCGGCGCGCATTCAGGCGCTGTATGCCGGCGTTAAAGCCGACGCCGCAGCCTGGGTTGTGGTGCACCCCAAGGATGCCCTAGCGATTGCCGCGGCCGAGAAGGCGCTTGACGGTGAAGTTGCTGGCCTGACTGGCGACGTGCCGCCGACGAGCCTTGCCGGTGTCGTGACGGATATTCAGAACGCGATCAACGGTCTTCCGGCCGGCGTGATTTCGCCGGGGCGGAAACTCGAGATCGACCTGGCGCTGAGTGCCCTTCAAGTCGGCGGCGGGTTCCTGGGCTTCTCGGCGGTCGCGGCGCCTGTGGCGCCGGTGATTGCATGGGAATTGGCGCCGTGAGCCTGCCAGGGCGCCTGTGGGCGGGTTTTCTGGGGTGGCTGCGCCAGCCCACCACGATCCACGGCATAGGCGCCCTGTTGGGCGTGGCGGCGGGCCTGCTAGCGCATGTGCTCACCGGCGACATGACGCGGACGGCGGCGATCGCGGCTTTGTTCTACGCCGCGCCGCATCTGCTGATTAACGACATCTCGGTCAACACCGGAGTGGAGCTTCTGTTGCAGGCCGCGATCCGTGAGCGCCTGGCCGCGGTGCGAACGCCGGCGCCTCCGAGCCTATCAGCCTGATTGATCGTGCGGCGGCGGACCGTTCCCGCCGCGCTTTGTTTGAGGACGTGCCTTTGGACCCGATTGATGTGGCCCAGAAATGGGACCGCGATTTTACTGCAGCGGCCATAGCGAACCAGATCTCCAAGGGACGGCCCGCAAGGCGCGCTTTGTCGAATTTCTGCAGCTGCTGCGGCGAGGAAATTCCCGAGGCGCGGCGCCTGGCGATGCCGACCGCCAGGACTTGCGTTGACTGCCAAACCGACATTGAAAAGGGCCGGCCTTGAACGCCATCGGACATTTTGACTGGCAGACCTGGTCGGAGGCTTTCGCCCTACTCGCTGGCCTGTTCTGGTTCTTAATCGGCGTGCTCCGCATGATGCTGGCTCGAAACTTCGCCAGCCATGCTGATCACCAGCAGCTCGATAAGCGGCTGGCATCGCTCGAGGGCCGGCTGGGGCCAGTGGAACGCGGCGTCGCCGTGTTGGGTGAGCAGGTCCAGGCCGTGAAAGACGGCGTGGGCCGGACGGAGCACATGGTTTCGATTGTGCTCACCCATTTGCTGAAGGAAGACCAATGAGCATCGCCGAAACGATGGCGGAAGACCGCCGGCTGATCATCCTACGCGCGCTCAATGAAGCGAGCGGGATGACGCTTAACGAGACGATCCTGAAGATGACGGTCAATCATTTTGGCCATAATCAGGGCCGTGACGTCGTGCGCGGTGACCTGGAATGGCTGGAAGCCCAGCGCCTCGTCCGGCTAGAGAAGATGCAGACGGCGGGCGGCGACTTTTGGGTCGCCTACCTAACCAACGATGGCGACGAGGTTGCTTTGGGTCGGCGCCACACCGGCGTGGCGCGGCGGCCGATCTAATGGGGCGCCCGTCGAATATCGACAGGCTCCCCGCGGAAATCCGCGAGGAAATCGGCCGCGCCCGCATGCGCGGCTGCACGATCGACGAAATTCTGACGCTGCTGCGCGGCCTGCTGCCGGCCGAGAACACGCCGAGCCGGAGCGGGCTTGGCCGCCACATGCTGCGGCTCGATGCGCTTGGCGAGAAAATGCGCCGCAGCCGCGCGATGGCCGAGGCGCTGGCGACCCAGCTGGGCGATGCGCCGGAAAGCCAGACGGCCCGCCTGAATATCGAGCTGCTGCACAGCGTGGTGATGGACCTGTTCCTCCGTGCTTCCGAGGAAGAAACGGACGAGATGGATCCCGCCGGCGTCGGCGCGCTGAAGGGCAATCCTGAAGGCGTGATGATGCTGGCGAAGACGGTGCAGAGCCTGGTCGCCGCCAGCAAAGGAAATCTCGATTTTATCAACGGGGTTGAGAAGCGCGCCGAGGACCGGACCAAGCGCGCGGCGGCAGCGGCGGTGAGCAAGGTGGTGGCCGGGAAAGGCCTTTCCGGCGAGTTGGTCGACAATATCAAAGCAGCGATTTTTGGAGTTTCGACATGAGCTACCAGGGCTTTCTGCGCGTGCAGGCTGTAGCGCTGCTTCCCGAGAATGACGGGCAGGAATTTCACGTCACGTCGGGAGATAGTGGTGGCGCGACGCGGGAAGGCATCACGCATGAGGTCTTCGCCGCTTGGCGTGTGGCGCACGGCCAGCCGTCGCCCTCGGTCGATGAATTCAAGAATGCAAATGCCTCCGAGCTGCAGGATCTGCGGCACGCCTGGTATTGGCTCCCGGTTTGCGGTGATGAACTGCCCACGGGCGTGGATCTGATCGCGTTCGAAATCGCGTTTGGTTCCGGGCCAGGTTGGGCAGCGCGCCTGATGAAGCGCGTGCTCGCGCTGCCCGAAGATTTCCGGATGAGCCCGGATGTTGTCGCCCGCGCGCAAGCAACCGACGCGGCGTTCCTCGTGAAAGAACTCAGTGCCGCGCACAAGGCCTACGTGAACAGCCTGTCCAGCGCGCGCCTTTTTGAAAAAGGCTGGGACCGCCGGATCGATACGGACGAAGCGACGGCGCTGAGTTGGATCGCCGAGGAGGCCGCCAATGGCTGACCTGTTCGGCCAAGACGGAGTTCCGCTCGAAGCCCAGATCCGCGAGGTGGAACGCGAGCTCGCGCAACGGCGCCATTTCTACGCGAAACAGGTTTCGGCCGGCCGCATGACGCAGAAAATGTCTGACCAGCGCTTGCGCGACATGGGTGCGGTTGCCGCGACGCTGAAGGCGCTGAAGGCGCAACGGGAGAACGGGCTGTGAGAGAAGGCGGCCTGACAGCCGAGCAGGCTGTCTTAATCTTCGAAAAGGAATTCGAAACCGTCACCATTGGGAGTTTCACGGCCCATTGCGAGGCGACCGGCGAGCTATACGTGAGCATCGCCGCAAGCCCAACGCGCGGCCGAAAATCCGAAGCGTGGCTGGCCTCCGAATGGCTGCGCCTTGCGCGTGAATATGCGCACGGCAAAGGCAAGCACCTCTACTGGAGGCGCCGGACGATAAAAACGGAGCCGCGCAGCAATCACAAGAATTCAACACACTGGCTACGTTCGCGGCTTTTGGTGAGCGAGGTCGCCCCGCCTGCAGCAGATGCCGGCGGCCCATCGAATTCCACGCCGCCGGCGTAGCGCCGCGGCTTGGCAATCCCGCGCGGGGGAACCGCGCAAAAGACGTGGAGACTACTTTGGACCCTTCTTTCGTTCTACCGAACCTCAAAGGCCCGTTAACCATTCCGGGCGGTTTCACTCAGACAGGTATTCCGTTCGCACGCCTCAACGAAGGCACTGCCGAGCCGACGATCATCTTCTGCACGGGGTCCGGCGCGCCGTTGTCGCTGGATCTCGTTGGCACCGTGCAGCCGGACACAACGCCGGGCAACGCGACCTTCTCGGTTTCCGTGGGGTCTAATGTTCCCGCGGGTCAGTACGTCGCCGGTGTCGACCAGGGTGGCACGATCACTGACGGCGTCATCATCAACGTGCCGGAGCCTGTTACCGAAGACGATGTGATCGGTAGCCTGGTGGGCTTACCGCCGCTGGTTCCGTTCACCGGCTGAAGAAAAAAAGCAAAAAACTTTTTGGTTCTTTTTTTCAAAAAAGAACTTGGTGCGGCCCCGCTAAGACGCGGGGCCGCTTCACCAACCAACGGAGGCCAGATGTTTTACGCCCTCGCCGTGATGCTGCCCTTCGTCGCCGGCCTGCAGCGATACGCAGTGAGCTATGGCTTTGAGGGAACCTCGAAATCGACGGCCTTCCGAAGTGCCCGCAGTGCATTCTTGGTGGTTGCGGCTTTCGCCGCCGTTCTCTGCGCGACACATGCGTAGCCGGCGCCCGCTGATCACCGGCCCTGGCGCGGTCTGGCTTTGTGGCGCCTTCATCGCCGCGCAGCTGCTGCTGGCCGTGGGCCTTTCCGGATTGCCCAAGCCATGAGCGCCGAGATTATCCCGTTCCGCCCGCGCACGATGCGCACAGGCCATGAATTCTTCTGCACAGGGAGCGGACGCACGGTTTGGAGTGCCGTGCACTGGGGGCCGATCGATGTCTGCCTGCCGTGTCAGACATTCGGGTCTGAGATGGTCCGCATGCTCGATGCGCACTCGGCGGGAGTGCCCTCCGCATGAGCGCGATGCCGCCTGTATTTCTGCGATATCAGCAGGAGCTCATGCAGTCGGCGTCGATGAACGGCGTGACGGTTGTCGAGAAAAGCCGGCGAACAGGCTATTCGTGGGCCGCTGCGGCGATCGCCGTTATGATGGCGGCGGCCGGCAAAGCGGCCGGCGGCATGAACGTTTACTACATGGGCTACAATCTCGAGATTGCCCGTGAGTTCATCAATTACTGTGGCAGCTGGGCGAAGGAACTGCAGCTTGCCGCGGGGGCGATGCAAGAGACTTTCTTCAGCGACCCGGAGCATCCAGAAAGACAGATAAAGGCCTTCCGCGCGGAATTCGCGAGCGGCTTTGAAGTAGTAGCGCTGCCTTCGGTTCCGCGTGCGTTGCGCGGCCGGCAGGGCTTCGTGATCATCGACGAAGCGGCGTTCCACGATGATCTGCCCGAGGTTTTGAAGGCGGCGATGGCGCTCCGCATGTGGGGCGGACGCGTACTGATCATCTCCACCCATAATGGCGAAATGAACGCCTTCAACACGCTCGTGCAGGAAGTCCGCGAGGGCAAGAAGCCTTTCGCCATTCTGCGCTGCACGCTGGACGATGCGCTGGAGCAGGGCCTCTATGTCCGCATTGCGCAGCAGCTGGGGCTCGATCCATCGCCCGAGGCCGCGCTCGAGTGGCGCACCAAGATCATCGCTGAGCAGGGCGATGCCGCGGATGAGGAATTTTTCTGCATTCCGCGCGCCGGCGGTGCGGCGGCCATTCCCCGTGCGCTGATCGAAAAGCGCATGGTCGTGGAAGGCCAAGTGCTGCGATGGACCTGCAATGACGCCTTTGTGCACCTGGCCAAGCATATCCGCGAGGCGGAATGCCGCGATTGGTGCGAGCGGGAACTTGGACCCGTGCTGGCCGCGCTGGATCCATCGATCCCTTGCGTTTTTGGGCAGGATTTCGGCCGCAAGGGCGATCTCTCGGTGATCGTGCCGATGCAGCTGCTGAAGACGCTGACCAGGCGCGTGCCGTTCATGGTCGAGCTTCGGAACGTGCCCTTCGAACAGCAGCAGCAAATTCTGTTCTACATCGCCGATCGGCTGCCGCGCATGCGTGCTGGCAAGCTGGATGCCACGGGCAATGGTGGCTTCCTGGCCGAGGTGGCGATGCAGCGCTACGGCGCCGGCCGCATCGAGCCGGTGATGATGAGCGAGCCGTGGTACCGGGAAAACATGCCGCCGATGAAAGCGGCGTTCGAGGACGGCAGCATCGAGCTGCCCAAGGATCGCGACGTGCTGGACGATCTGGCGATGCTGGCCTGGGTGCGCGGCGTGATCCGCGTGCCGGAGCGCACGCTTGGAAGCGACGGCAAGGGCCGGCACGGCGACGCCGCGATCGCGCTGGCGCTGGCCTACGCGGCGAGCCGTGCAGATCCCGTGGACTATGACTACCGCGGCGGTGTGAAGGGCCCAGGCGGCATCTATGGCGGCCAGGCGCCGCAGCAGCGGCGCTGGAGCGAGGCGCCGAATACCGAGGACGAGGATATGCCGCGCGCGCCTGGCCGCGGCATGATCCCCGTGCTGAGGCCGCTGTGACGCCGGCGGAAGGCCCAGACGGGGCACTGGCGCTCACGGACAGCGAACGGGCCGTTATGCCCGGCCTGGCCGCACAGAGCTCCGTTTCCGTGGCGGAGCAGCTGCTGTTGGTGAGCCTGGTGGTGCAACTGCGCCGCGTTGTGACGAATTTCCCCGGCGATCGCGCCTTCATTCGCTCGCTGACCGTGGATGTATCCCGGCTTAGCGACTCCCAGCGCGCGCACATGATGCGCCTGGCCTGGCGCTATCGCCTCCAGCTTCCACCGGGGCTGCGGCCCGGTGCGGACCCCGATCAACCAACCGACCAAAAGGTGACCTGAATGCGTGCCGACATGCTGCATGTGATTGCGGTTGTGAATAACCCCGAGCGATGGAAAAGCCGTATCGCGCTCTACAAGAAATTCGAGGCGCACATGGTGCAATCAGGTGTGCACCTGATCCTCGTCGAGCACGCTTTTGGCGAGCGGCCGTTCAAAGTAACGAGCCCTGATAATCCGGACCATGTGCAGGTGCGTGGCGGCCGGCCGCAGGAAATCTGGCTGAAGGAGGCGCTGATCAATCTCGGCGTGCGCCAGAACCTGACGCGCCGGTTTCCGGACTGGAAATACATGGCGTTCGTGGACGCGGATATCGAGTTTCTTCGTAAGGACTGGGCCGCCGAGACGGTGCACGAGCTGCAGCACGTTCAGGTGTGCCAGCCGTGGTCGCACTCGATCGACCTGGGGCCCGAAGACCAGGTGATCACCAATGAGTGGGGCAAGGATATCGACCGCTCTTTTTGCGCGGCGTATGTCGCCGGCGACGCCTATGTGCCAGGCGACGGCAGCTATTATCCGAAGGATCAGCGGCAGCATTACGGTTACGCATGGGCCATGAGGCGAGAAGCCTATGACGGCATCGGCGGCCTTATGGATTGGGTTGTGACGGGCGCCGCCGATTATCACATGGCCTTCGCGTTCGCGGACATGTACGTGCAGATCGATCACGCCGTGAGCTCCGGCTATATCCGCCGCCTGGCCGAATTTGCTACGCGCTGCAAACGCTTCGTGAAGGCCGATATCGGCGTGGTGAACGGCACCATTGCCCATGGCTGGCACGGCTCGAAAGAGAACCGGGGCTATCTCAGCCGGCGTGACGTGATCGTGTCCTCCAAGTTTGATCCCGATGTGGACCTCTCATGGGATGCGCAGGGCCTGCCGTTCCTGGCGACCGATAACTACCAGCTGCGCGATGGGCTGCGGAAATACTTCAAAGGCCGCAATGAGGACAGCATCGATATGCCGCGAGGCGCCCGCAAGTGAAGGTCTACAATATCAGTCCGCACCGGTCGGGCACGCGCAGCTTTCACGCTTTTTGCTGCGCGCACGGCTTGCGGTCCGCTCATTGGTGTGGGCCGGAAGCTGAGGAGGGCGCGCGCGCGCTGGCAAATTATGTCGAGCCACGCGACCTGGTCGTTTGGTCCGGCTTCCACGATTACTATGCTTCGGCAGATATATTCTCGGATTTTCCGACACCGCTGACGTGGCGCTCGATCCGAGAAAGCGAACGCGACGCGAAATTTATCCTAATCGAGCGCGATGCGAATGCGTGGGTCAGGTCGGTTCGTTCGCACAAGGGCGACGTGCCCCTGACGATGCTGGAGCGCATTTTCTACAGACGCATAACCGGCAAATTCGCGGCGCGGATCGGAGAGTATTCCGATGATGAGCTCGTGCACGGCTATGGCTATTACATGGGCGGCGCAGTGCGCGACTTCGCCGATCGGGATGATATGCTCTTCGTCCGGCTCGAGGATCCGCTGATCGGCGAGCGTGTGGCTGAATTCATGGGCTTCGTGGCGAAGTTTCCGTTCGGGAGGGTTGTCACATGAGCACGCCAGAGGATGTCCAGCAGCTCGCCGTTCGCATGTGTGCCGCGGCTGGCAACGACCCGCACGAAACGGTCCACGCCTTTCCGGCTCCGGAAACGGTCTACACACCGATGGGGAACCTAATCGTGGTGAGTAGCACCATGCCTCTCTGGCGGGCCTGGATTGGTGTGGCGACACACGCCCTGGAATTCATCAAGGCGACCAAACAAAGCGAATAAAAGTTTTTTGCTTCTTTTTCTGAAGAATGAAGATGGGAACGACCGTGGCTGACAAAACTGGCGTGCTGATCGATGAGAGCGGGAAGGTGATTTCGAGCACCTATATCGCCTCTCTGCGCGACGAAATCTCGCCGGTCGATGCGACGGTCGGCCGGCCCCCATTCTCCGGACACCTTGCCTACGGCATGGACCCCGTGCGGCTAGGCACCATCATGCGGGCCAGCGATAACGGTTCGTCGCTGGATTGGATGATCCTGGCGGAGGAAATCGAGGAGCTCTTTCCGCACTACTACTCGGTTCTTTCAAAGCGGAAGCGCCAGGTGGTGCAGTTGCCGGTTACGATCGAGCCGGCCGGCGACGATCCAGAAAGCCAGAAGCACGCCGAGCTCGTGCAAAACTGGATCGACGACGGCGTACTGGCCGACGCGATGATGGACATGTTCGACGCGATCGGTAAGGGATACTCGGTCCACGAAATTCTCTGGTCGACCGAGCCAGGCCGCGTGGTGCCGAAGGAATTCTGCTACAGGCCGCAGCGTTTCTTCGAGCTGAGCTGGAAGGATGGCAGCACGCTGTGGCTGCGCGGCGAAGCGGGCTTCATCGACCTACAGCCGCATAAATTCGTGGTGCACAGGCACCGCAGCAAATCCGGCACTATCATGCGCGGCGGCCTGACGCGCATCATCGCGTTTCTCTGGATGTTCAGCGCCTTCACGCTGCGTGACTGGGCGTTGTTCTGCCAGGCATACGGTATGCCGATCCGCATCGGCCGCTACGGGCCAGAGGCCAGCGAAACCGATAAGCGCGTGCTGTGGCGCGCGGTCTCCTCCATTGCCGGCGACGTGGCCGCCATCATCCCCAAAAGCATGGAGATGGAGTTCGTCAAAGACAGCGAGCGCACCGCGGGCTCCACGCTCTACGAAAAGCGCGCCGACTGGCTAAACCGCGAAGTGAGCAAGGTTGTTCTCGGGGGCACCGCCGGCACGGAAGCAATCCATGGCGGGCATGCAGTTGGCCAGGAGCACCGCGCGGCCGAGCAGGATGTTGAGCGCTTCGATGCCGGCCTGCTTTCCACGACGCTGACCCGCCAGGTGGTGCACGCCATGGTGGCGTTCACGTATGGCCCGCAGAAGAAATATCCGAAGCTGCTGATCGGCCGGCCGGATGAAGTGCCGCTGAAGGATGTGATCGCCGGCGTCGCCGACCTGGCGCCGATCGGGCTAAAGGTGAAGGCCAGCGAGATCCGCGAGCGCCTGGGATTATCGAAGCCCGAAGAGGGCGACGAGGTGATCGGCGGCCCGCCGGAGCCGGTGGAAAAGACGCCGGTGCCCTCGCTGGCCGTGACGCCGCCAGAGCTTCAGCAGCAGCTGGGCAGGCAGCCATGGCTCTCGCAGCTGATCACCAAGCACTCTGAGGCCCCGCCGGAGCTGGTCGAAGCCATGGTCGCGCGCCTCGAGCAGGATGCGGCCGGAGCGATGGGCGGCATGATCGAAATCGTGCGGGCGCAGTTCGAGCAGGCTACCGATATGCAGGACCTGGTCCACCGGTTATCGGCGCTGAAGCTGCCGGCGGATGAGTTCGCGGAGGCAATGTCGCGTGGCATGGCCCTGGCCAACCTGGTGGGCCAGGCGGACGTCGTCTCCGACCTGGTGTCACGCACCGCGATCGAGCGGCATGCGGCGCTGAGCTCGAGCGTGCGCGATCGACTTCCAGACGACGATTTCGCGGTCCCGGGCAAGCGCGCTCTGCCGATCCACGACGCGGCGCATGTGCGTCTGGCTTGGGACATGGTGCGGCGAACCGCAGGGCTTACGGCCGAGGAAAAGGCGGAGGCGCGGCGTCGCATTCGGGCAAAGGCGCGCAAGCTCGATATCGACACGTCCGCCTGGGGCGAGTGATGGCTGGCGTTAATCGCGAGCGGCGGCGCCCGGTTTCCCGCGCCCAGTTCGCGCGCGTGACGGCGATCCTAGCCAACCATGCGGCCCATTATACCGAAATGACGCTGATGAATTTTCGACTAGACGGTCCAGTGGGAACTGAGGCCGTGAGGCGCTTTATCGCCGATATTCGGAAAATGATGGACAGTCTCGAAGCGGATAACGAGGGCAGACCGCGCCCGTGACCACAGATGTTGAAGCGATCGACCTGCCATTCACCCAGGCGATCAAATTCTTCCAACGCAAGGCCAGGGTGCCGACGCAGCGCTGGAACGATGTCTGGCGGCAGGAGCACAGCCACAATTTCATGGTGGCCGGCGCCACCTCCGATGCGCTGCTTAAGGACTTCCAAGACGCACTGAAAAAGGCGCTGGAGAAGGGCACCACGCTGGCGACTTTCCGCGCCGACTTCGATGCGATCGTCGAGAAGCACGGGTGGAGCTACAACGGGTCGCCGGGCTGGCGCAGCCGGATCATCTACGAGACGAACCTTTCCACCGCCTATGCCGCCGGCCGCTACATGCAGCTGACCGAGCCGGACACGCTGGCGGCCTTCCCCTACTGGCAGTACGTGCATAGTGGCAGCCAGCACCCGCGGCTGCAGCACCTGGCCTGGGACGGCCTGACGCTACGCGCGGACGATCCGTTCTGGGAGACACACTACCCGCCGAACGGCTGGCATTGCGGCTGCCGCGTGCGACCGGTGAGCGACGGCGACCTGGGGCGTATGGGCAAGAAGGGGCCCGACGCCACGCCGCCGCTGGAATATCGGCCGTGGACGGACAAGGTCACCGGTGTGGTCCACCAGGTACCGATCGGGATCGATCCGGGGTTTGACTACAATCCTGGACTGGCCGCGCGCACCGGCCTGGCCAACGTGCCGGTGAAGACCGATCCGATGCGGCCCGGTGACCTTCCCAGCACGCCCAAGGCGCCCGAGGCCGGCGCGCCGCTGCCGCCTGTGCCCGCCGCGCTGCAGCGGTTCCTGGACGCCCCCAGCGGCTCTGTGGACGTGGGCAATTTGCCAGCGGTGGTGCAGAAGGCGCTCGGCTCCAGCGTGGCACCGGTGCGCCTATCAGACCAGACGCTCGCCAAGCAGCGTGAAAACCACCCGGATCTCGACGATAAGCATTACGGCCTGCTGCCCGACCTCGTGCGGCGTCCCACGGTGGCCCTCTCCGGTGATAACGAAAGGGTGCTCCTGCTGCGCCGATCAGGGGCGGTGTGGCTGGCAGTGGTGAAGACGATCGAGGCAGGCACCGAAAACTACGTCATGAGTTTCCGGCGAACGGGTCCGAAGGAAGTGCAAAAGCTGCTCGAGCGCTACGACCAGGTATATGGCGACGCGGACGATCTGGGCAGCGATGCGGAGTAAGGTGGCGTGCTGGTGGGGCCTCTCAGAAACCCCACAATGCGATCCCGCCCGAAAGCGGTCCTACGGCAGAGAGAATATCACCGTGTCACAGCACGCCAGGGCGGAACATAGGGCCGATCGAAGGGAGTTCCAAGCATGACGGGTGCACGTCTGGTGGCGACGTTCGACGATCGCCAGGTCGCCGCGGCGATGAAGGAAGTGGTTTCGCTCGTGCGCAACCCTACGCCAATGATGCGGGCGATCGGCGTGGCCATGGTGCGGAATACGCAGGACCGTATGGATGGCCCGAACGATGCCACGGGCAAGCCTTGGGCGCCGTTAAAGCCCGCCTACGCGGAGATGAAGAAGGGGCCGGGCATCCTGCGGGAAAGCCTGCAACTACAGCGGTCCCTGACGTTCATCACCGCCGGCGGAACGGTGATCTGGGGCAGCAACAGAATTTACGCGGCGGCCCATCAGTTCGGCGCGACCATCGTGCCGAAGAATGCCAAGGCGCTTGTGTTCATGCTTGGCGATCGTTTGGTGCGCGTGAAAAAGGTGGTGCTGCCCGCGCGGCCTTACCTCGGCATTAGCAGCGAGGACGAGGCCGATATCGAGGCGATCGCGGACGGGTTTCTGCGCCGCGCATTGGACGCGCGCGGCTTCTGAGATCGCCTCGTTCGTGGACGAAGCACCACGCGCTTGCACCTTGCAGATCCACACAGGAAATTGAGTAGCGAATAAGGCCCGTAAGAACTGGGTAGCGCGGCTGAGGCGTACCTGGGAGCGGGGCTTGGACCTTCGAACTGCCGCAGGGCTGTACGGGCTGGAATTCCGGGGTCGTCTGCCGTAGCATTTTCGGGCGCGAGGCGACGCGCTGCTACCCCGCCGCCGTGGGCATGCCGTCACTACGCGACCGCATCGCATCGTAGCGGCGATGAAAGTCCTCCTCCACAGCATTTTTCCGGCCGGCGCCGAGCCAACTGCTTGGGTGCACCTTGTTCCGGCCGGTTCGTTCGGCGGCGTCGATGGCCGTGGGCCTTACGTGCTGCAGAGCGCGGAGCAGGTCATTGCGGCCAGCCTGAAGAACGGTCCGATCGCGGTCGATGAAAATCACGCGACCGATTATGCGATGACGACCGGCCAGCCGAGCCCCGCGCGTGGCTGGATCGTGGAAATGCAGTCTCGTGCAGACGGCATTTGGGGCCGCGTCGAATGGACGCCGTCCGGGACCGTATTGATCAGCGAGCACGCTTATCGCGGCATCAGCCCTGTGCTGGGCGTCAACAAGAAGACCGGTGCGGTCGAGCGGGTTCTGCGCGCTGCGCTGACCAATACGCCGAACCTACCCGACCTTGAAACACTTCACTCTGAACAGGAACCCGGAATGGATCCGAAAGCCATACGCGCCGCGCTCGGTTTGCCCGAGACGGCCGACGACGCCGCTGTGCTGGCCGCCGCCACGGCCGCCACCACCGCGGTGACCGCGCACTCCGCGCAATTGCAGCGGATTGCCGCGGCGGCCGGCGCCACCGCGAAGGATGCGGATGGCCTGGTCGTTGAGCTGCAAACGCAGCGCGCCGGCGGCGGCACGGAGGTGCAGCGCATGTCGCAGCAGGTGATCACCCTGCAGACGCAGCTGACGACGCTGACCAGCGAGCGGGCGCGCGATCGCGCTGTGATGTTCGTGGACGGCGCAATCAAGGCCGGCAAGCCGATCGCGCCGCTGCGGGATCATTTCATCACGCGGCACGCGGCTGATCCCGCCGCCGTCGAGAAGGAAATCAACGGGCTTCCCAGCCTGCATTCCGGCGGCATCAACGGCGATCAGCTGATCGCGCTCCATGCGACCAAGCCGGGCGACGGCGACGATTGGGCGCCCGAGGAGAAGATGGCCTGCGAGAAAATGAACATCTCGAAAGAGGCGTTCATGAAAAACAAGAAGATGAAGAAGGATGCCGCCTGATGCCTCTTAGCAATAATGCTAAGCTGCCGATCCGCACGGGGCCGAATTTCGGCTACAACGTGGCGGCCGGCGCCCACGTCTACGCCGGCTCGATGCTGGCGATCGACGCGAACAGCAACGTCGAGCCGGTTTCCGCCGGCGGCACGCTGACCTTCGCCGGCGTTTCCGATCGCGAGCTGAACAACAGCGGCAGCGGCGCGGCCAGCACGGGCTTTGTGGTGGCCCAGCGCGATATCGTCGCCAAGGTTCCGGTGAGCGCCGTCGGCACGAACACGATCACCGGCGCGAACATCGGCGCGAAGGTCTACGCGCTCGATGACGCGAGCTGCACGCTCGGCAGCACGACGGTCGTGGGCGGCGCGACGCTGACGTTGCTGAACGTCGGCATTCTCGCCGGCTTGGAAAATGGCACCTGGGTGAGGTTCAACCGATAATGCTAGTTAATTTCCCCGCGCTGGCGTCGATCAACGACGCCGTCAACACCGCTTACAACGTGCAGATCGATGCCGTTGACAGCGTGTGGAAGAATTTCTCGTCCGAGACGAACAGCACCGGCGCCGCGGAAGTCTATCCGCGCCTGGATCTGATCACCGGCCTGCGGGAATGGATCGGCGATCGCGTCGTGCAGCAGCTCGGCCTGACCACCTTCACAATCCAGAACCTCCTCTTCGAGGAGACAATCTCCGTCGAGCGGACCGATATCGAGGACGATAAATACGGCTTCCTCGGCCAGGCCGCGCAGCAGCTCGGACAGAACGCCGGCGAGCTTCCTGATCTGCTGGCGTCGACGTTGCTGAAAACGGGCAATATTATCCCGTGTTACGACGGGCAGAACTTCTTCGACCCCTCGCATCCGCAGTTCGACGGCGGTGGCAATGCCATCACGGTCCCGAATTACTTCCCCGGCTCGGCCGGCAATATCGGGCCCGCCTGGTATCTGTTCGACAACCGCAAGGTCATCAAACCGATGATCTGCCAGCGCCGCCGGCCGTTCGTCATCACGCCGAAATTCTCGCTCACCGATCCGAGTGTGTTTTTCAACAAGCAGTTCGTGTGGGGCGTTGATGGCCGCATGAACATGGGCTTCGGCATCTGGAACCTAGCCGCAATGAGCACCCTGCCGCTGACGGGCGCGAATTTCTCTGCGGTCCGCACGGCGATGATGAGCCAGCACAAGCCGAACGGCGCGCCGCTGAACATCAAGCCGACGATCTGGGTGGGGCCGACCGCGCTCTACCCGACCGCAAAGAAGCTGTTCGAGGGTGAGTACGATATCGACAGCACGGCCGTGATCGCCAGCAACCCCTGGAAGGGCGAGTGCAAGGTCATTGAGAACACCTGGCTGAATTAGCCAGTCGGACTTTTCCAAGAATACCGGCGGCATTTGCCGCCGGCTATGTAAAGGGCAAACTGCGTATGCGCGCTTCCTTGATTGTGCTGTGCAGCCGGGCGGGATTGATCCGCGCCGGCGTCGCCAACCCCGCCTTTGCGGCTTACCCGCTCGACCGCTTCAATGCGGCCCAGCTCAAGGAGCTGGTCGCCGAACCGGCCATCGAAGTGGTGGTTGGCTACCAGATCAATGCGGAAGGCATCGACGCCTTCATCGCTGAGAATAACCCCCCCGCAGAAGCCATTGGGACGGGCGCCGCCGATACCGAGGGTAAGGTATCGGCGGCTAATGCCGGCAAGGGTAAAACCGCGGGCAAGACGGGCGCCTAATGCCCTACGCGGCTGTCACCGATATGGTCACCCGGTTCGGGCCGGCGGAGATGATCCGCCTGTCCGTTCCGGATGGGCAGCCGATGGATCAGATCAATCCGCCGCCGATCATGCTCGCACTCGGCGACGCCTCGGACCTGATCGATACCTACGTGAGCAAGCGGTATCAGACGCCGATCACCAATATTCCGGCCACGATCAACCGCGCGTGCTGCATCCTGGCGCGTTACGACCTTTCAACGGGTGGCGGACGCGAGCCTTCGGAAATGGTGCGCCTGGCGCGCAAGGAAACCATCGCCTGGCTGGAGGGCGTTGCCACGGGCAAGGTGCTGCTCCCGCTCGATGAGGTGCCGGCCGGCGACAACAGCTTCGCCCAAATGTCCGACCGCGGCGCGGTTTATGGCCCCGGCCAGCGCGGGAATGCTTATCCCTCGATCGGCACGACATATCCGCAGAGCGACCAGGGCGGCCAGGCGGGCTGTGACGATGGCACGCCGCTGCCGCCGTATTGGTCCGAGGAGCTGACGTGACTGTCGCTTCGATCAATCCGGGGCCGCTTTCGCTGATCGGCACCGCGCTGCAAGCGCAGCTGCAGGTGGCGTTCCCGCCAAGCTATTTCGAGTTTTCGTTCATGCCCCCGCGCCTCACCGCGCAAGAGTGGGAGCGCCTGGTTCGGCGCACGCCGTTTATCGGGCTCGGGTGGAACGATATCGACGCCACCAATAATGGTGGCTCGCTCTTCAAGGGCGAAAGCCACTGGACCGTTTTCGCCGTGGTGACCAACCAGGCCTCGGTTGGCGGCCGGTATTACGGCGACCAGCAGGGCGTTGGATTGTTCCAGGTGCTGCAAGCGGCGATCGCGGTTCTGAACGGTTTCACGATCAAGAACGTCGGCACGTGCCTCGTGAAAAAGGTTTCCAACGCCTACGCCGAGGGCTGGAATAAAGAAAACATCGCCATGGCCGCGATCGACGTGGCCGTAAACCTGACGTTGTCGCCGGCCGCGACACTCGTTGGCCCAGAAATGACGCCTGGGACTTTCAAGCAATTGGGCATCGACTGGATGTTTTCGCCAGACGGCGCCGTTGTTCTCGCAGACCTCTTCAACATCCGACCCCAGGAGTGACGATGATCAAGGTGAAGCCCGCCGAGGGTCGCCGCGTGCAATTGCCCGGCGGCAAATGGGTGCCCGATGGTGGTGTGTCCGTCGTGGAAACGAGCTTCATCCGCCGCCGCATCAAAGCGGGCGACTTGGTGATCGTGGGCGGCTCCGCTGCCGCCACGCCTGAAGCACCCGAGGCTGACGCCGCCGCCACCGACGCCGCGCCGAAGGCAAGCGTTGTCGAGCCTGTGGCGCAAGCTGCTGCGGCCGCTGCGCCGGCCGCCGCCGAAACGCCGCAGCCGCCAGCTGCTCCGCCCGCGCCAAAACCTCCGGCGGCAGCTGCTGCCCAGGTGGCACCGGCGGCCACGAATGAAGTTGATCAGGGCGCGCGCCCGGTGAAGGGAAACTGAGATGAGCGGGAACCTCGGAAGCAATGGCGGCACTCCCCAGCCGCCGGTCAACCCAAACCTGTTCAATCAGATCCCGATGAACATTCTTGTTCCGGGCAATTACTATGAAGCCGACCCGCTTTATTCGAACACGGGTTTGCTGGAATTCCCGGCGAAGATTGTGATCTTCGCTCAGAAAACGGCCGCCGGCACCGCTACGGCGCTGAAGATCTACCCGCTGCTGAGCCCCGCTCAGGCGACGAATTTGTGTGGCGCTGGAAGCATCGGCGAAGGCCAGTGCCTCGCTGTTTTGGCCACGAAACCCACGATCCCGTTTTACCTCATTTGCGTTGCGGATGCGGCCGGATCGAATGCGGCAACGGGCAAGTTCATCGTAGGTGGCAATTGGTCCACCTCCGGCGTGCTGCCGCTTTACATCGCCGGCGTGCGCATCGAAGTGCCCGTTGCGGCGACCGATAGTGCGGTGGACGTGGCGGCGAATGCTGCTGCCCTCATTCAGGAAGTATCGATGCCTTCGCTGCCTGTCACGGCGGCCCAAGGCGGCGCCGGACAGACATCGCAGGTGCTTCTGACCGCCGTTAACGCCGGCTCTGAGGGAAATAGCATCCACCTGGCCGTTGCCGCTGGCCCGAACGACATGCTTCCGGCGGGTATGACCTGCGCCACCGGCGGTAGCGGCGGCATGAGCGGCGGGACGATCAACCCGAATATCACCCAAATTATCGATGTCATCGGATCGATTTGGTACACCGATATCATTCAGCCGTGGTCTGACGCTGCAAACCTTTTGGCGCTCGCCACCGAGCTCGATAATCGCTTTAACGCGATGGCGGGCTTGGACGCCTATTCCTACGCAACACTTTATGGGAGCTACGGCCAAATCCTCACCGCCAAGGCGGCTATGAACAGCCGCTTTCGGTCGACGCTGGCGATTACCAACCCGCCAACGCCGCCTTGGATCATGACGGCGGCGATGGGCGCTCGTGCGGCGCAGAGCACCTTCAACGACCCCAGCAAGCAGTGCCGCGGTTTGGTGTTGCCAGGCGTCGTGGCGCCGCACGCCTCGGACCGATACACCTGGGAAGAGCAGCAGCTGCTCCTCGGGAACGGCCTGTGCACGTTCGACGTGTTGACCGATGGCACGGTGGTTCTGCAGCGCCTGGTCAGCGAAAACCTGACGGATAATACCGGCACGCTGACAACCGCGTGGCAGGACATCAACGCGGCCAAGGTTGCCACGCGGATCCGCTACGACTGGAAGGCCTATGTCAATCTGACCTATCCCAGCAACAAGCTGGCCGATGATGGCTCTTTGGCGGCCGAGTATGATCCGACCGTTGCAACGCCAAACCGCATGCAGGGGAGCTGGGCAGCCCGTTGCAATGTCTACGGCAAAGCCGGGTGGATCGAAGACGTGCAGAACCAGGTGCGGTCGTCGAATTTCTCGATCGACGCGAACAACAAAAACCGCATGAACGCGACGCAGCCTTACACGCGGGTGGGCAACCTGATGGTGCTGGCCGGCGCCCTGCAATTCAACGTTTAGGGAGCGCTTAGACCATGCAAACGCTTGGCATCATCGACATCTTTTGGGGCGGCAGGAAGCTCGACAACGAGCCTGGCGGGACAGTCAAACTGGGCGGTGTCCGCAATAAGGAAGTCATCTTTAGTCGCAAGGTCGGCCGCGCGCAGATGATGATGGCTTCCGAGATCAGTGTGACAGTCCCGATCGAGGCCGGCCAGCGCGTGTCCGATACGTTCACGACCGAGGAAAACGAGCTCCAGGTGCATTGCGACAGCGGGCAGATTTTCTCTTGGGACGAAGCATTCCTCACGGAGACGCTGGAATTCACCGCCGGCGAGGGTGGCAAGCTCAAGCTGACGTTCAAAGGCGGCGAGCCGATCGAGCTGTAAACCTCGGTCTTTCCGGGCGTGAAAAAGGGCTGAAGAGTTATGGAAGAAGTCACCAATAGCATTGTCATCGGCGGGGCAGTCGAGGACGACGCCGACGTCGTTATTCTCAATGAAGCCGCCGGCACGCCCGACCTGCCGGCCGGTGCAACGTTCCTGCCAGACGGATCTGTGCGCTACACGCTGAGCTTCCCGATCGCGATCCGCACGCGCGCCTCGGTCGGCGCCGCGGTGACCAACGAAAGCTTCTCCGAGCTGGTGTTCCGCCGCCTCAAGGGCCCGGACATGCGGAAGATCATGGTGGCCAAGGGCCGTATGACGATCGTCGCGTTGACGCGTTCCTGCGGCCTCTCCGCAGCGCGCGCGGCGGTGCTTTATGATCGCATGGACGCCAAGGATATTTCGGCGGCCAGCGACGTTGTGGCGATCCTCGGCGGGTTCAACGAGATGGACGGCTTGCCGACGCACGCCGAGGTCACCGACGAAGGCAAAATCATTCTGCCGCTGCTGCATCCGGAGAGCGGCGGCGAGTTCGAACTGCCGGAGAAATTCGTCATGCGGCGCATGACAGGCGCGGATCTGATCGCAATCAGCCAGGGCGGGGCCAAGGGCGCTGAGATGACCATTAACGCTTTGGCGCGCACCACCGGCATTACGTTGAAGGATGCATCCGACACCTTCGACGCGATGGACGCAGAGGACATCATGGCGCTGCAGCGGACCGTGGGTTTTTTGTCCGGGAATGGCCAGAAGACTGGCCGCTGATCGTCTCGGCGATCGGTGAACATTACGGGTGGTCTCGGGCTGAACTGGAGGCTCTGACCGCCCATCGGGTGCGGTTTTGGGGCGGGGCCGCCAGCCAGCTCAATGAAAGGCGCCGGCAGGAGGCTAAGAAGTGACCCAGCAGCTGAGGGCAGGCTTACGCCTCGATCTCGAAGACAAGCTTTCGAGTGGCCTGACCAAGCTGGAACAGCAGATGGACCGTTTGGTCGATCTCGCGAAGAAATTGGGGCTCGGGGATCTCGAGCGCGGCGTGGAGACGCTCGAGCGCCTGACCGGGCCGATCGACGATGTTGTCTCGGGGCTGCGCAGCACCGAACAGCAGGCGGACCGTGCGTCTGCCGCGATTTCGCGCATGGCCGCGGCGGCCAACGAAAGCATCATCAGCGTTAATTCCGGCGGCGTGGCGACGCTGAACCGTTCACTGGGTCAGCTGGTCGTATTGGGCGGCGGTGGTATCGGCGGCGGCGGAAATCCGGGCGGCGAAGGCGTTGGTGCGGAAGCAGGGGGCGCGCCGCTGCTGTTAACGGGCCCAGGCGGCGATAGCCGTATCCCGCTCAACCTCCGGCCGGACAGGTTGGGTAATTTGCGGCGCGCTGGCGGCGATTTCTTCGACGCAGCACATGGCGCCGGCTCGGCCGTGCAGAACGGCATTGGTCAGGGGTTTGCCGGGGCGCTGGAGGGCGCTGCCGTGTATGAGCCGGTAGAAGCATATGCCGGCTTCGAGAATATCCTGCGGCACATCGCAATTACGGAGAAGCTGAGCGGCGACAAGGTGGCGCCCGAAATCAAGCGCCTCACTCAGATGTTCAACGCCGATGCACAGGAGACATCGCAGTCCAGCGAGAGCATCGCCAAGGCCTACTCTGACCTCGTTCAGACAGGCATCAATTCCAAGATTATCGACAAGGTTATTAGGGCACATTCCAGAGCTGCGACGGCCTATAACATTTCACCGGAGGCACTCGGTCCTGCAGTTGGTGCGCTTCTACAAAATTCGCTAATCCCCGAGGACGAAATCGGATCAGCGCTCGCCGCAATGGCGCAAGCGTCCAAAGAGGGCCGGTTCAAAGTGGAAGATTTCAGCCGACAGCTGCCGGGGATCACCGGCCAGATGGCGCTGCTTGGCATGACTGGGCGAAAGAGCGCCGATATCGGTTTTGCCGCGCTTGAGACTGTCATGAAGAACAGCAGCGAGCCTAATACCGCCGCAGCTAATTTCTTCGACGCCCTGCACTACATTACCTCGCCTATCGCCAATCGGAGCTTCGCAAAGGCCGGTATCGACCTACCTAAAATGCTCAAAAACGCGGAGAAGATGGGCATTAATCCGCTCGACGCTGTGCTGGGCAAACTCGATCAGCGCACGGCGAAAATGACCCATCTCGAAAAGACCGAGTTCATCGGCGGCGTGCTCCATAATCAGCAAGCTGGCACGGGTATCGTGAGCCTTCTGGAGCACAAAGGCGACTACTTGAAGTTGCGCAGCAATTTAGATAAAGTCGACAAGACCTCCCTGGATACAGACTTTAATACCGCCGTCGCCGCGCCGTCCGCGCAGCTGCGCAAGATGCAGGAAAACCTGAAGCAGGTAGAGCGCCAGCTTGGTGAAAGCTTCCTTCCTATTGTATTGACGGTAGCCTCGGGCCTGCTCGTTTTTGCGCACGGCCTCGGTTATATGAATGACCGCTTTCCCACGCTTACTCACTGGGTTCTCGGAGCGCTTGCGGGACTTATCGCGCTAGCTGCCATCGTCACTGTGCTAACAGCGGTCGCTCCGGTTTTCGCCGCTATGTGGACGCTTGGTTCAGCCGCGCTGGGTCTTTTTGCGGCAGGCATTGGCGCGCTGATTTCGCCGATGGCCTGGCTCGCGGGCGCCTCCGCAATTTTCGACGGGCTTGTCGCGGTGTTCGGTGCGCTTGGCGCCGTGCTGGCGGCGGTGGTCTCGCCCATCGGCCTGATCATCGCCGCGGTCGGGCTGCTCGCGTTGGCCGCCTACGACGTCTATGCGAACTGGGGATCGTTTGAGCCTTTCTTCGAGCAGCTCTGGGCGGGCGTAAAGATGAGCTTCCAGGGTTTCCTGGACTTCGCCGCCGGGGTTTTCACCCTCGATATGGACCGGGTCTGGAAAGGCCTCGGCGAAATGGGCGGCGGTTTCGCCACCCAAACGCAGGCGATGTGGGACATCGTGAAGCAGGTCTTCAACGACTTCACCAAATGGGTCGACGGGTGGTCGGGAGGCCTTGCAAGCCGTATTTTGGCCGGTATCAGCTCGGGCTGGAGCGGCCTCGTCGACGGCCTCGAGGGTCTGGTCGGACGGATGGAGCGGCCGTTCTTGGATGGCTGGATTGGCCGTCATCTGGGGATCAGTGAAGCGCCACAGCTGACCGCGGTTCCGGGCGCCTCGCACGCGGCTGAGCCGCAACCTGGCGCGGGTGCGGCGCCCGCCGGCGACGGGCGCCGTGATGGCTTGGATATCACCGTTTCGGCCGCACCCGGTACCGCGGTGCACAGCGTGCAAACGACCAACCCCGATCACAAAGTGACCGTGGTCAACCCAGGCAACGTGTTGGGGCGCCATTGAGCGACCTATTCGACAACTATCCCGGCGCCTTTATGGAGGCGTCCTTTGGCGGCGTGCCGTTCTACATGGTCGACAGCCGGCATCCGCCCGGTCGCCGCGCCGAGCGCTTCTTGTTTCCAGGCCAGGATATCGCGGTCTTCCAAGATCTCGGCCAAGACGATGGCGAGATAAAGTTCGCCGGGATCATGAACGGCGACGATTTTGTCGCCCAGGCCGCCGCGCTGGAGACGGCCTTTCAGACACCTGGACCGCAGACACTGATCCACCCGTGGCTTGGGAATTTCCTGGTCGTTCTGCTAAAGCAGGAGATCATTTTCAAAGCGGATGAGCTCCGCTGCGTGCGTTTCACGGCCAGCGTTGCGCGCTTCTACCCCCGCGTGCCGCCGCCAGTGGATACCGAGACCTCGCTGCTGAGCGAGCTGCAAAGCCTTCGGAAAGCCGCGTTCAGCATGCTGGACCGTGTGCTTGGGGCGGTTTCGCAGGTGCTGTCGATCATCTCCTATGCCCGTAATTTCGCGCTGTCGGTCGCCGGCTTTTTTCAGCTCGCGCTGCTCGACGTCGCCGGCATTAGCTCCGAGCTGATCGGTGCGCTTGTTGTCCCAGAGATCGATCTGCTGGTCGCTGCGGGAGACCTCCCGCCTGGTGTTGCGTTCGCAAGCGGCCTGGGGCTTGCGCTGGCCGCCCCAAGCGCAGCGGCGGTCATCGCGGCACAGCCGCCTATCCCGGCCGCCGTGGCGCCAGGATTGCCCACCGAGGCGGCCGCGGCGGCCGATGCCGCTCAGACCACGACGTTCCTCCTGGCGGTGGTAACGGCCATAGGCTCACATGCGAAAGACCCAACGCCGGGCCCGGCGCTGGCGCTGGTAGCGCAAGCCTTGGTGCTGGCAGATGCGGTGACCGCCGCAAGCGATATCGTCTTCACGAGCCAGCAGGATGCGGCAGCGTGGCTGGCTGAACTGCTCGGCGCATTTCAGGTGCTTTCTCAGTCGGCACTTCTGCTGGGCTCACAATACCCGACCCTCGCTGCCGATGTCTGGCGTGCCTGCATCGCTTCGCAAAGCGCGCTGTCGCTCGACATGAACGCGCGCATTGGCCGGCTTCCCGCGGTGGTGAGCCTGAAGCTGCCGCGTCCGGTACCGGTTTGGCTGATCGCGCAATATCTCGCCGGCGACACGCCCGGCCAGGTGGCCGGAATGTACTACGACCTGGTTGCCAGAAATAATGTTTATGCCCCGTCGCTGGCGTCTGGGGTGATCGAGGCTTTGCAAGTAGGCGGCCAAGCGGCCGTTCCGTTGCTTCCATGACAGAGGCCCAATGAGCGCTTCGGTTTCCCTCCAGTCCGCGCCGAATAGCGATGGCGGTTTCACTGCCTACCAGCCGGCGTCGCAGCCGACTTCGCGCGTTGTCCTGGTCGCGGCCGGCATGCGCATCACTCAATTTTTCGAGATCGATATCGACCGCGATTTGAAGAATATTGCCGGCACCTTCGAGCTGATGATTTTCGACCAGGCGCGCGTAGCTGAAGCGCTTTCTGCCAACGGGTTCGGCGCCTCTTATGGCGGCTACGGTGGATCGACGCAGCCGGTCACAAAGGGTTTGCCGGCGCAAATCTACATCGACGGCGAATTGCTTCTCGACGGCTATATCGACAAGGTCCGCACGAAGTGGAGCCACAATAAGCTGCAGCAGCGTATCATCGGCCGCGATAAGACCGGTGACCTGGTGGACTGCGCGGCTGTGCCGCAGGGCCCCGCTGAATTCAAGAATGTCGATCTGCTGCATATCGCCACAGCACTGTGCATGCCGTTTGGCATCAAGGTGACGCTTTTAACCGACATCGGCGATCCGTTCGTCAGGCTGGCGATCGGTCCGCATGAAACAGTTCTCGCGGCACTGGAAAAGGGAGCACGCCAAAGATCCACCCTGCTGGTCTCCGATGGCATTGGCGGCCTGCAGCTTACGAAGGGAGGCAATAGCCGAGCGCCGGCGTCCATCCAGGTCGGCGACAACGTGCACGAATGCGAAGGCACTCAGAGCTGGGAAAAACGCTTCAGCGATGTCTACGTCAAAGGCCAAACCGAAAGATGCGCTGGCGCGCGTAAAGGTGTCCCTGTGCATTTGGACAGCAGCGTCGCACCGCTGACCGGCAACGTTGCGCCAGCGCCCACGGTAGCGCCCGAGGCCAGCGCAATACTCATGACGGGACACGCCACGGACCCGGAAATCACGCGCTACCGGCCAACGGTTCGACTAACCAGGACGCAGAGTGGAAGCAGCTCAACCCAGGAACAGGCGGAATGGGCGGTGCGCGTCGCCCGCGGCGAGGGAGATGATCTTTTCTATACCGTTCTCGACTGGCGCGCGCCCGAGGGGCCGAGCGGCACACTGTGGCGGCCGAACCAGGTGACCGCGCTGTTTGATCCGTTCGTGATGATCGACAAAGACATGCTGATCGCGGGCACGAAATTCGCCTACAGCGCCAAGGGCATGATGACGAAGATGCGGGTAGTGGGTGTGACTGCCTACGACCGAATTAACGAGGCCGCGAAGAAAAAAGGCCCCAAACAAAAGCAGGGCGCCAAGCCGCTCGATGCCACCGTATCCAACCTGACGGCGCCCTGATGGATCCGCTCCACGAGCAGACCTATGACTCTCGCTGTGGCGTGGTCCAGGGCATCGTCATATCGGTCGACGACACCGGCCAGGCTCAGACGATCGCGGTTCAAACGCATGACGGGATCACTCGAACTGGCATCGAGGTGCAGAGCATTTTCGGCTTCGCGTCGATGCCGCCGATCGCCGGCGCCGTCGTCAATTTGCTCGCTGTTGGTGACGATCCCGGCCACTACATCGCGCTGCCACTTTGCAACGCCTCGCACCGATACGGCGGGATGGCCGCGGGTGACGGAGGATGCATTTATGCAGAAGACGGCAGCCGGGTTCGCGTGCGTGCCGGCGGGATCGTCGAGATTTTCGGCTTCAGCCAGGTCGTAATCCAGACACCGAACGTCACGATCAAAGCGCCCAACGGCGTTGCGATCAATGGACCAACGACCATCACCGGGGATATGACAGTCACCGGCGATATCAGCACCACCGGCACCTTGAACGTGGGGGGCGCCTTGAGTGTCTCGGGCGATGCCTCGATCAATGGCACAGTCACCGCCGCCGGCTTCGTCACGCTCTAGTTTCTACCCCACCGCGGTGGGCATGCCGGTTTGTCGCGCGCACGCGGAAAACTGGCCGCCATGTTCCTCGATAACGCGCTGGTGTTGAACGCTCGGACGGGGCGATGCGACCTTGGGTTCGACGGCGTCGATCTGGCACTCGATGCCACCGTCGCAACGCCGATGCTCATTTCACTCGGGTGCAACCGCCGTGCGCGGCCGGATGATATTTTACCGACCGTCGAAAGTGATTTCTATACGCCTGGATCGTTGATGTCCCGGCAGGGTTGGGTCGGCGACGCGCTCGATTTGAGCGGCCAGCTGATCGGTTCCAGGCTTTGGCTTTTGGATGGCGCGAAGGCGACGCGCCAGACCAAGGAGCTCGGGCAAAGTGCGGCTGAAGAGGCGCTCCAGCATTTTGCAAATAGCGGCCTCTCTGTCGGCGTCAATGCGTCGTATCTTCAGCGCCAGGTGCTCGGACTTCAATGCGTCGTCGCGAAAACGAGCGTGACGGTGAAGAAGGTTCTCTCGTGACGGGCTGGCCGATACCGGCGCCCGGCGATATCAGCAACCGCGCGGCGAGTGTTTACGAAGTCGAATTCGCACGGATCTACGCGCTCAGAAATCCCACGGCGCCGGCGGCCGTGGTTGACGCCAGGTCGCCGAATTCCACGCTCGCCGTCCATGCGCGCATCGCCGAGCTCAGCGTTACCGATGCCTGGCTTTACCTGGCCAGCAACGCGAAGGAGCTAATGCCAGACACGGCCTGGCGCTGGCTATCGCGGCACGCGGCGGTTTGGAATGTGCCCCGTGACCAGCCCACATCGGCCGCCGGGAGTGTGACCGTTCTGGGAGCGCCGTCGCTTATAGTGGCCGCGGGCGAGGCGCTCAGCGTTTCTTCCGGCGCACTTTACACCACGACCGCCGCCGGCACGCTGAGCAACACGGGAACCGGCACCCTCGCTATAGCCGCCAACCTGGCGGGAAGCGCCGGCAACCTGGCCGCCGGCGTCGTGCTGGAATTCGTGGTGCCCGTTGAGGGGCTAAACCCGCAGACCGCCACGGTGATTGGCGATGGCATTACGGACGGCCAGGACTTGGAGCCGATCGAGGATTGGCGCCAGCGTATTCTCCAGCGAATTCGTTTCAGGGGAGCGGGTGGCTCAGCCCAGGACTATACGCAGTGGGTTGGCGAGGTGCTTCAAAACGCCATCTGCCAGCCGGTTCAGCTCTCCCTTGGCAATGTGAATGTGTTCCTGGCGATGAGCCAGGGAAGCGGTCTTCCACCACGCTTGCCGACCGATACCGAAATTGAGGTCGTAACCGCCTATTTGACGGACGCGACCAAGCGCAAGCCACTCGGGATGTCGGTCTTCGTGACCGCGTTCACTCTCGTGCCGGTCAACGTGGCGATCGCGCTGACGCCGAATACCGTACCGGTACAGGCAGCGGCAACGGCGGCGCTCCAACTGTTCTTTGCCGGTGCGCCGGACATGCTGCCAAGCGGCGGGGGAACATGGATCCTGCCGATGTCCAACCTGGACGCCGCCCTCAGCAATGGATCTGGCGAGACGTATCACGACCGCACTGCCCCTTCGGCTGATCAGACCTACTCAGCCGGCCAATTGCCGATCCTCGGCACACTCACTTTCGGCGGCAGCTAATGGCGCGCACGGCAAGCCAGATGCAGGCCGAGCTGCTGGCTCTCGCGCCACCTGGCTGGGCATTTCCCAATGACGTCGACGAGTATTTCGCCGCCCGTCTGCTGGGGTTGGGTGCCGTCATATCGGACCTGGAAGTGTCTTCCGATGCGATGGGTCCGCAGGTCGATATGCGGCTCGCCTACGATCTGCTGCCAGACTATCAGCGGGTGCTCGGCCCAGATCCTTGCGGACAGGACACATCGACGCTTGGCTTCGCAACGCAGGCCGCGATCGCCTACCAGCGCTGGACGGCGGGCGGCAACATCTGTGCCGGCTATTTTGTCGCGCTCGCGGCGACGCTCGGCGTCGCTCTCACGATTGTCGAGGTGCCGAATTGGATTTGCGGCGCATCGACATGTGACGCGCAGATGGTGCCATACGCGGAGAATTTCGCGATCGAAGTCGACCTGCCGCCGACGTCGCTGACCAATTTCGAATGTGGCGCTTCTACCTGCGATGACAGCCTCGGCACGTTCACGCCAAGCCTCGCGGTCTGCCCGCTGACGTGCGGCGCACCGCTGCACATCAGCTTTTATTTTAAATACCTCGCCTCCGGATCGACAATCGAGCTCGAGGACGGCAACGGCGGCTTCGCGCTCGAAGACGGCGGCGGCTACATTTTGCAGGAGACGTAGGCAATGGATCGAATTAGCGGCGCAAACTTCCTGCTCGTTGACGGCAAGCGCATGTGGCAGGACAGAAATCTTGCCACAAACCAGGAAGGCACTTTTGGCAACGCGGTGTTTTTCAACGGCGTCCAAGAAGAGAACATCGCGGTCATTGCCGCTGCCGGACTTGAGCCCAACGCCAACGATAATACGCAGATGATCACCGCCATTCGGGCGTTGATAGCTGCTGCCGGCGCCGGCGTCTCCACTGCTACGATTTCGAGCAGCGGGTGGTATTTCATGATCCCCGTCGCCGGGGGAAACCCGCTGATCGTCATGGGCTGCCAGGTTACGCTTGCGGCGGGTCAGGCGAACGTTCAGGCCTTGCTGCCAACCACGCTACCCAACGGTTTCATCGGCGGCTTTGTCACCGATGGCGGGGCCGGCGCCTATAGCTACGGCGTTTCAGTTGGCGCGGATAATTCGCACGTTGAGGTCTATTGCCAGACTGTTCAGGCCTTCAGCGGCAGCTTCAGCCCGCGCGAAAGCGCAACGGCGCACGTGATTGTGGTAGGGAACTAATCAATGTCGAAATTTGCCGTTCTGGACGCGCACGGCCGCGCAACTGGCCTCTATGACAGCGCGACGGGGATCGCGATACCCGAGGGCGCTGTCGCCATCACGAACGCACAGTTCGCGGCGATTATGTCGGATCCAAAAACCACGACAATCGTGGGAAGCGCCCTCGGCAATTTTGCGGACGCGTTCGTCCCGCCGGCGCTCTCCGTGCGGGCACTGCTTGCGCTCTCGAACGGCCTCAATGTCACTAGCACCGGCGAAGCGTCGGCGCTCAATGGCACCTATGCTTTGGACACTACCACGGTGAGCTTGGCGGCGGACCTGGCGGCCCTGATCGCCGCCAACGGCGGTGCATTCCCCGCCTCGGCTTCCAATTGGAGCTGGCCCGACGCAAGCGGTGCGCTGCATGTTTTTGGGTCTGCGTCGACGTTCGTGGCGTTCTATCAGGCTCTCTCAGCCTACCGCCTAGCGCTATTCGCAGTGGTTTGGGGCGCCGCATCCGAGCTGCCTGAAGCTGCGGCAGTAATCCCGTGATTATGCGCGACCAGTTAGGCGCAACGGCATGATCTTCTTCCCCGTAAAGATCGGGCAGACGCTGCAGCTCAACTGCGTCGCGCAACAGGATGATGGCACGCCAATCGATATCACGAGCGCGACGATCACCTCTGAGGTGCGCGATCTGAATGCAGCTCTCGTGCAGGAGCTGCCTGTCAATCTCGTAACGCCGGCCGCCGGCGTCTTTCAGCTCGGCCCGTGCAATACCACGGCGTGGCCAGCGGGTAATTTGTCCTGCGATGTGCGCTATGTTCTGGCCGGCGTCGTGCTCTACAGCGAGACGTTTGGGCTGATCTCGCTGCCTTCCGTCACAGCCGCGCCGGCCGGAGCCTG